GTACTATTACGAATCTAAAAAGCCAATCATCACAAACAATTATTACAAAAATGAGAAAGTTGTACTCAGCTCTAATGATAGTATTAATGCTATCATTCGCAAGTCAAATCAAAGCGAGTTCGAGCGCAGATACTTTAGTGGTAGATACACTCCAGCTAAATAACGACCAAGCATTCAACCTATGTTACTATTCGCTAGAATATTGGTGGGCTTATGCCAAGATTCAAGATTCAATACTGATCCACAAGAATGCCATCATTGAAAAGTACATTGAGATTACGGGTATCCAGTCTCAAAAGAATGAAGACTTAGAAAGCATTTACAACCTGAAGAAGCAGGTTGAGATGGATGAACAAGCTAAGGTGTTGAATGATGAGATTGATAGAAAAAAGAAATGGCGAAAGCGGACATTTATCGTGTCGGCAATCGCCATTCTGGAAGGTGCAATAATTTATCTTATCGTGTCAATTTAACCCCATCAACTGCTCGTTCTCGCTTATCAATTCAAAGTCATAAAAGTAGGTTTCTGCCCCGTCCATCGACACAATGTAGATTGTCATTCCCTTGCGAATAATAAAGCCAGTTACAAAGCGCAACCTATTGTCAACATCACCGCGAGAATAGACTATATCGCCAATGCGATAGCGCACTTTTAGATTCAAATCTATCATCATAATATTTGCCCTTCGTGAATCCTAAAATTCTGCACGTTGAAACCTTCCTTTCCGCGCTTAGTCACAACTGCAAACCCGTGATTGTACTTTGCAAACGGTGCGTATTCAGGAGTTAACTCGCTCAAGCATCCAACGCTCCAGCAAGTAGTCAATCTTCCATTGATATCCTTCTCTGTATGCTCAGATGTTTGGTGCGAATGACCGCAAATTGCGCTTGATTTCGCCCTCATATAAAGACCACGGGCAACGTTTACGGGTGAGAATGTAGACTTGCCAAATTCGTGACCGTGTACCACCGCTAAAGAGTTAATACGTGCCAACTGTTTGCCGTTTATTATGTCGATTCCGAACTTGTCAAAGTCTAGCAAGTTACCTAATTCGAAATCTTCAATGCCATCCAATGCACTCGCGTTCTTTCTGATATATCTTTCGTAGCGTTCCTCGTGGTTACCCATCTTAGCATAGATTCTAGCCTTTGGAAATTTGAAACGTAGGAAAGAAAAGAACTGTTTTGTTAATTGTAATTCTGACTTAAACGATCGTTTGCTTTTTTCTTTTTCGAAGCTACTAATCTCGTAGCAATCGATAAAGTCACCACCTAACAAGACGGTATCACATCCGTTCTTTACTCCATAGTCAATCGCTAAGTGCAAAGCTTTGATGTCGTGATAAGGAATATGCACATCGAATAGCATTAAGACTTTCTTGCCTTCAATCTCGATGATTGTTTTTTCTTTCGTGTCTGACTGTGGCAGATGATGGGCAACTGGTATTGATTCATCAAACTGCTTTGGACGATTCTTGCAGGTAAAGTGACGATGGTACTTAGATGAGATGTTGCCGATAGTAGTATTGTACTTCTTGGCGATTCGAATCTTGAAAGCAGTTAATGTCTCGCCATCTTTCTTGGTTTCAATCTTGAAAACTTCTTCCCACTTTGGTGTGTTCGTCATAGTGTATTGATTTAAGTTATTAGAAAAAAGAAAAGGAGCGACTGCTCCCTTAGATATTTTTATACTCTGCCTTTGCGTTAAAACAAGGACAAGCTTTAGCCACGTTTGGAAAGTCCTTATGACCTTGAATAATCGCGTGTGGAAACATAGTCTTTAATGCTTTCAATCTTGTAAGTAGTTGGCGTTTCTGCGCATCCGTTCTGTTATCTATTGGCTTACCTAACTTATCTACGCCACCTATATAACAGATGTTTATGATTGACTTGTTCCAACCCAACACACCGTTGGATTGTTGAGCAATTGTAAGTAGCTGCGTTTCTTTGCCATCCGCTTCAATGATGTAATGGTATCCTGGTGACTTCCACCCCAACTTCTCCTTCCAATATCTTTGTATTGCTTCGACCTTTGCATCTTGTCCAGTCGCGCTGCAATGAACGACTATGTGTGTTATTGTTCTCATTCGCTATCTATTTGAAATTGTCCTTTATCATCAAAAGATTTTAGCCTTTTCAATATCCACTTCGGCAATAGATCAGGCTTAATAGCACCAATATTTTCAATGATACTAATTGCTTCACGAACTAACAAAGCTGCGTAGCAAAGTTCCTCTATCCATAAAAATAGTGACTTAGTTAATTCGTTTGTACTGAAGTTTGTTAGATTGTGAACAACTACCAAGAAGAAAGCATAGAGTACAGACTTAATAACCATACCACCGAATCTTGAACTACTCAAAACACTGTACTTCCAAGCCTTCCAGATACCTAATATTGTATCCAACACAATAAGGATAACCAAGTACACTAAGAAAGACCAATCATCGAAAACATACGTATTAAAAAACGCAGCCATACTAGACCAACTGATAGCTATGAGCAGCGGCATTTTCATTTTTAGTATGTCAACATAAGGATAAAATATTTCCAACGAATCGTCTCGCATAACATCAATCTTTTTTCTTGTCTGCTATGAACTTTTTAAGTTTGGCTTCCACTTGTTTTCGTAGTGCTTTGCCTCTTGTCTTTTTACCTCCATCACTTGCAGTCGTAGTTGTTGTCATATGGATAATTATTTCTAGTTGATAAACTATTGCCCGTGCTAAACACCATCTTGCCACGTCCGTAAACGTTCTTCACTGGCTGCGTTTCGGGGAACGTACTTGACGAGTATTCAGGGAATGAATTGTTATTGTGGCAAAGATAGTCAACCATCTTCTTCGTGTAGTGCAAAGCCTTTCCACGTGCATCGTCAATCAATCTATCCAGTTCGCTTTGTGCAATCACTTCGGAATCTTCACTTGTTCGTTTAACCAACGATCCATTATCATTTCGGTAGTACATTGCAGGTAGTAACTCTACCATCACGAACCAAACAAGAGCCTTCCTGATGTAATCGTTTCTAAGCGTTAAGTAAACACCAGCAATAGACGAATCTGCGCTATCATCTTTGATTTTATTCCACAAGTCAGAGCCAAGATACTGCTCCATATGTAAGTCTTGCGCCACGTAGATAGCTTGATAGATTCGATTTGAATCAACTGCTCCGTTCACGTTAGTATATTTCTTTACATAGTTCTCGTCTATGATACAAATTTCAGCCATTAGTCAATGTTTTTAAGTGAACCTCTATTTGGTGTGTTAACGGGGCGGATAGATTCTTTCCCTTTTGACGGTAAGAAATCTAAGCCGCTATCCTTTACACGCTCGTCATTTTTCAATCCTTTGTTCGGTAGGAATTTACCGTCTTTTCTTTTTCTGAAATAGATTCTTCTAAGCCAAGAATGGTGACAGTATGCACCGCCTTTCCAAGTGAATATGTCGTATGTGCTTTGTCCTTCCGCTGCAAATTCTTGATTCACTCCACTTGCGCTCATATCTGCTATATCCTCATATCTAAACACCACACCTCTCGCGCTATCACCTACCATCTGTCTGCAAAACTTGCGTGAATTTGCGCTGATATTCTCTGAGTATTTGTAGCGTAACTTATACAAACCACTATCTCCCCAATTACTTGCCTCACCAGGATTAGCATAACTACCATACGCCATATTCACGTTCTTCAAACCTTTGAAATATTCAAGTTCTTCAAGACTTCCACCAGCTTCTTCTTCGCTCATCAACTCCCATTCTTCTTCATCTATTATCTCACCGAGTTGAGACAATTTATCTAGCCACTTATCTTCTTCTTCAACCGTGAACTTTGGAGCATCAGCTTTGCAGCATACTTCAGTCGCTACTTTTTTTTTTAGCTTGGTCAATATTTTTGAATCGATTGAATTAACTGGTTCAAATAATGAATTGACTATTTCTTTGTCAATGCCATAAATATCAATCAGCAATATTGTAGCTTGTTGATTTGATAGTGCGCCATCGTTGACTCTTTCTAAAACACTAACTATGTTTGCCATCTCACTATCTAACAACTTTCTTTCTTCAATATCAGGTCTGCTATTACTTACAATGAATACCGAATTTGATGAATTAGCAGCTTGTAGAATTGTCTCTGCTGCATCAGTAATTAAGCGTTGTGATGGTTCAATAACTTGCTCGTTGAATATCTTGAGCGCAGTTTCCATCTCGTCCTTATTGCTACCCAAACCACCGCCCTCACGAATACCAAAAAGAAGCGGAGATGTAACACGGTGAGCAATCATTATTTGTCTAGTGCAAACATCCTCTAAATATTGATACTGTTTGTCTGCATCAGTGATAGGGAACGGAGTAAATTCCGCTGCTCTATCTCTGTTCTCATTGAACATCAAGACGAACTTACCTGCGTTAACTGCTCCGCTAATATTTCTTTCAATATCGTGGCGTACCATATCCATTTCTTCCTGCGTTTCAGGAATGCCGTTATTCATCGAAACAACCATCGAAGGGAATAGACCATTCTGAATATTGTTAACGTGAAATAAAGCTATCTGACGCGACAACTCGATATAGTTAAGCGAAGAAATGTAGTCAGGCTTTCCGTAGTAGTTAGCAGTTGATGAATTTTTAAAGCAGAAATAAACTTGTCTCGGATTCTCTTTCTTGCTTTTCTCTGAAAACAATGGTATGAACTTAGGTGCGTTTCTGCGCTTCTTCAAGTTTGACCAATCGTTTGAATACCACACGCCATTCACATCACCGCTTTCTCTATTGATACCGATACGACAGTTCTCGAATGGCAAATGTTCAACGAATGAAATCTCACCGCCTAGTGTCCAGACCACCTGCCAAAAGAAACCACCGTGTAGTTCCAAATCTAGAGCAGTATTGTTGACTGCTGAATCAATCTTCAAAGATTTGATAAGCGAAGCAGTACCGACATCTTGCGATGTGATACCCTTACCTGCAATCATTTGTGAGATTGAGCGCACAAGTGATCCGTGAACTGGAGACTGCTCAGCCAATTCTAGACAGTATTGTGGAAAGCCGTTTCTATCACCATAGTCAACCCATCCTTTTGATGATTCTTTTTCATCGCTAGACACTTGCGTGTAATTAGATGAAAGGTTGATTGATGTAATTTTATTAATCAATGATGATGTCATTTGCCGTAGTTGTTTCAACAACATCGTAGTACGTGCCGTTGTCTGTTAATTCTAAATAACCAATCTCTACTATTCCAACTATTGACGCATCTTCATCGTCAATATTTGTGGACGAATTTTGTCCATATACCACATAGCGATAACGACCTGCCTGAGTGAGTGTAGATGTAGTGACAGTGATGTGAGAATAACCACTCCCGTCAGTTACGACCGTAGGAACTTGATTCAATTTCACACCCGTTTCGCTATTTTCTTCCCGAATAATCGAGAGCATATAATGCGTGAAATCAGCCAACGTATATCTGCCTTCATAGAGTGATAGAT